GTAAACGTGCAATTCTTAGCGGAAATATTTTCTGTTACTGAGCGATCAATTCAGAATTATGTTTTAAAGGGGATGCCCAAAACTGAGCGTGGCGAGTATCCATTTATTGATTGTTTGCTCTGGTTAATTAAAGAACAGCGCGATACAATTGCCGCAATGGATAAAGAAAATCCTTTAACCATTTCACGTAAAGAAGCCATTGATTTAAACAACCAGAAAAAGCGTATTGAGCTGGAACAAAAACAAAATAACTTATTGGACCGTGAAGAAGTAGAAATGGCATTTGTTACAATTATAAAAATGATTGTTAGAAACATTGATTCCGTTGCACCAAGGTTAAATAAAAAACTTAACGGAGGTAATAAAGAGCTTTCGCTTATACGTGAAGAATTAGATGAACTTAAAAACCTATGTGCCGGTACACAGCTTAATTACTTTGAAGATGAATTTGAACAAATAAATACAGGTGATCAAAATGCGTGAAGATATACTTTTAACAATATTAGCATTTGCACTAATATGGATGTGCCTATCAATTGTATTCAAGAAAATAAGTAAAAAATAATTTTGCAGCTATCCACACAAATACAACACCTGATTCAAAAGGCGCTTAATGCTTTGCGCCCGCCTGAAAAAATATCCGTAACAGAATGTGCGGAAAAATACCGCATACTGCCGGCAAGCAATAACGAGGGCGGCGCTTATCGATCCGCAAGAACACCATTTGCAGTTGAGATAATGAACGCATTTGATGATCCCGAATGTGAAGGACTGTATATCATCGGCTCCGCGCAATGGTCTAAAACAACAATTATAGAAAATATTATTGCTAAAATTATTTTATACGGATTAGGCAATATACTGGCTGTGTTTCCTACACTGGATTTTGCACGCCGTTTTAGCCGGCTGCGTTTAGATCCTATGATTGAAGATTCACCTGAGATAAAAAAGAAAGTAAGTAAACGTAAAAGCAGAGACAGCGCAAACACCCTGCTATCTAAACTTTATTACGGTGGTATGCTTAATATGGTGGGCGGTAATTCACCCGGCGGATTGCGTGGTTTTAATGCTCCGTTTATTATTGGTGATGATATTGATGCAATTGAAATGGGATCCACCAAAGAAGGTGATTTTCTGGACCGTGCAGAACGAGCCGCAGAAACTTACGAAGGAAGCCGTAAATATATTTACGCATCAACACCAACAAGGCACGGCAGCTCACGTATCTGGAATTACTACATTAAAGGTTCGCAGGAAAGATGGGAAGTGCCCTGCCCCGAATGTAATGAATACCAACTATTGGAGATTGATCAGCTTACCTGGGATATTGATAAAGATGCCTTTGGTAATAAAATACTTGGTACAGATGATTTTAAGTCCGCAAAAATAGCCTGCATACATTGCGGATGCTTAATAAATGAAAGTGAACGACAGAAAATTATTCTTAAAGGCAAGTGGGTTGCCTTAAAGCCTAATCAAAAAAAACATAGATCATTTTTCTTTAACAGATTTACATCACCATTTTCATCATTAGAAAATATTGCAGAAGCCTATGCAGGTGCGCAGGTTGATCCTGAAAAATTAGAAACATTTACTAATCTTTACCTCGGACTTCCATACAAACCGGATACCATTGAAGAAATATCTGAGTTTGAATTGATGAACCGGTTAGAACATTATCTGGATCCAACAAAACCTTATGAAGTGCCAAATCAGGTATTATTTTTAATCTGCAGTGTGGATGTGCAGGGTGATAGGCTTGAAGCAGAGGTTTGGGGCTATGGAATGCACTTTGAAAAATGGATTATCAACCGTTTTAAGTTTGTTGGTGATCCTAAAACACCAAAACACCTGCCAAAATCACCCTGGAAAGAGCTTGAAAAACTACTTTTAAACAAGTTTACACGCAAAGATGGGGTGCAATTAGGCATACTTGGCGCCGCTATTGATAGCAGTTTTCTTAGTGATGAGGTCTATGGCTTCTGCCGAGGGTACGAATTTACACGTAAATGGTGGCCAATTAAGGGCGCAAGGAACCCCTTTGCAGAGATTATACCCAGTAAATTTAGCATTATTGAAGAAAAAAGAAGTAAATATTTAAGATTTGGTGTTAATTTAGAAAAACAATCACTATTTTCGAGTATGAAATTATCAGTGCCTCCTGATGGTTTCAAGGACACAGAACCGATTCCAAAGTTCATCCATTTTGATGAAACGATCTGTGATGCCGAATACTTTGAACAGTTAACCGCCGAACACGGCGTTAAGAAGAAGTACGGTAATATGGAATACGTTCTGTATGAAAAGAAAAAATCTGGTTTACGCAATGAGGCATTGGATTTACTTACTTACAACTCCATCCTTGCTAAAATGCAGGCTCCCGATTGGGAAAAACTAAAACAAAACATTGATTCTAAAATTATTACAGCTGATGTGGCAAAACAGCCGGTTAATAATTATGTTATCCGTAATGAAGTAAAAAATCTTAATGATAAACAAAAAATGAGCGTTAATCCTTATAAAAAAAATAATAAACAAAATTCTATAACTAGTTGGTGAGAGGAAAAACTATGGCAGAAGATAAAAGGATTGTAGTAAACGGTTATGTTGCTGATCTATTTTATAACAGCACTTTTTTTGTAAACAATCCCAATATTAGTGTTACACAACTATGTAATACTCTGGTAGAAAAATTTATTAATGGCGAACTAATAGAACTTACACCCGAAAACTTGCGCAGCGTAAATGAATGCGCCTCACAGATTGACAGGGATAACGCTTTTGTGGTTAATAGCGTTATGGAAAAAATAGACCTTACACCAATTGTTAAACCGGAAAAACTTAAAGTAGAAGTATCATCGGCAAAACAAAAACTTAAAGTGTTAAAAAAGAACACCGCTAACCAGGTATCTAACTGGTAATTTAGTACCATACAACTGCCGTAGTATGGCATTAAACACAATCTTGTAATTTTATTTAATTGCAAGCGGAAACAAAAAAGGATTTTCCGTTTGTATCAAATAGAACAAGATTCCAGAGATCGAAAGATTATCAAAGGCTCGTTAATTAAAATTTACGATGCCGTTGATTCTTTTTCCCCTTCCGATTACTCACTAAAATATATTTTCAAAAAAGCTACTACTGAACCCGTGGAGTTTGATACATCCGCAGAGGGCGGATTGCATCTTTTGGAATTATCACCAGCAGAATCCCTTACAGTACAAACCGGATACAATGTTTGCACCATCCTTGCAGTTTCACTTACAGATCCAACCGAAATAAACCCTATCGCTAATCTTGTAATAGAATTTTTACCCGATCCTAATACAGAAAACGATGCACGCAGCTTTGCGCTTAGAGTTGTAGAAAAACTTGAAACCGCAATTCTTTTGCTTGCAGATAAAACTATGTCATCCATTAGCATTGATGGGCGCAGCTATGCTTACAAAGATTTAGCAGAGATGGAACGTATGCGCGATTACTACAGCCAGAAGGCAGGTATTAAATCGGATACTCAGGGGCGCAGAAGAATATTAACAAAGTTTACTAACGAATGAATTTAAATAATAATAAATCTTAAAGGAAGAAAAAATGAAACGATTAATCTTTGCTCTTTTTGCCGTATTGCTTTTTGCAAGCTATGTACCTGCCCAGCACGTAGAAGTTATTAACCTCGGTACAATCTATAACAGCACACTTGGCAGCACCTATTATGAAACAGTTTATCTTGATTTATCAAACGTACAGAAAAATAAAGGATGGAGCAGAGTAGATTCTGTTCTTTGCGCAATCTATGTAGAAAATGAAACCGATATAGATTCACTTGATATTTATCCCGGCTTTAAAGGATTTAAGGGCGGAGTTGAAGAAACCGCTTTTGGTACAGCCATTACACAAACAGTTACTCTAAACGTTGCAGCTGCTTCTACGGGATATGAAGAGCTTTTAACATCAAACGCAACACCGCTTACAAGCCTCATATTAAGACAAAACAACTACATTAAGTTTGTTACTAAAGGCGCAACATCCGGCAACGATCCAACGGATCCTAACAAGGGCTGGTTAATCTGTTACGTGTACGGGGCAAAATAAAGTATTGTAATGAATAAAACGCTTGCTAAAATATTATTTAAGATTCCTGCAGTTAAACGATACGCGCAAAAGCAGTATCAGTTAAACACAATTAACGTAAGACGTTATGCCGCAGCTGCATCATCTCGCTTTACTGCCGATTGGGTAACAGAGCAGGGATCTATAAACAACGAAATTAAGCAGGCTCATACCCAGTTATTAAGCCGCGCCCGTGATCTTGCAAAGAACAATGATTATGTGCGCGGATTCTTAAAACGCTGTGTTACTAATATCATCGGACCCGATGGCTTCAAACTTCAAATGCGTGCCGTGCTTGCATCCGGTGAACCTGATGAAGTTGTTAATGTTGAGCTTGAAAATAAGTTTGATGAATGGAGCAAGCGCGAAAACTGCACCGTTCATAAAAATCTTAGCTGGATCGAAGTTCAAAAACTTATGGTTAACCAGTGGAAGCGCGATGGTAACATACTTTTAAGAAAAGTTACAGGTAAAAGCGCCCAGAATGATTTTAAATTTTCATTAGAGCTGCTGGAAGTTGATTTACTTGATACTGAAATGAATGAACAGCTTAAAGGCGGCAATGCTGTTATACTTGGTATAGAATTTAATAACTGGAAACAGCCTGTTGCATATTATTTTAAATCCAACACCGCTGCCGATGAAATTTCCAGAAACTTTTACGGATACGCAAGGGAAAACGTTAAACGCATTCCCGCATCAGAAATTATTCATCATTTTACTCGCGATCATTCCAATCAATTGATTGGTGTAACTGCATTAGCACAATCGATGCTTACTTTTCACGATCTGCAGGGTTATGATCAGGCTGCAATAATAAACGCCCGCGCCGGTGCAAGCAAAATGGGATTTATACAGACACAGGCTAATCAAATGCCCGTGCCTTATACCGGTGATAGTGAAGATGAATCGGGTAATGTTATAAGCAATTTTGGCTTTGGTGAAATTGAACAACTGCCCGCAGGATTGGAATTTAAAGGATGGGATCCAACCTATCCACAGGGCGAATATCCAAACTTTGTTAAACACATTCTTAGACGTATGGCAACAGGCCTTGGCGTTGCTTATGCTAACTGGGTAGGTGATCTGGAAGCCGTAAACTTTTCCTCTATGCGCTCCGGTTTACTTGATGAACGTGATAATTGGAAAGATGATCAGTCATCATTCCGCGAGGGTGTGTTAATACCAATCTTTAACGAATGGCTTAAATGGGCAATGGTTTCAGGCTCTGCTGCTGTTCCTTATTCTGAATATAAAAGAGTAAACCAGCCGGAGTTTATCGGTCGCAGATGGGATTGGGTTGACCCGCGTGCCGATATCGAAGCTAAAGTTCTTGCAATAAACAATAACATAATAACCCTATCGGATGTTATGGCGGAACAGGGTTATGATTTTAACGATTACATACGCAGACGTAAAAAAGAATTAGGACAGTTAAAAGAAGTTAAACTTTTAGAAAAAGAATTGTTTGGCAAAGAAAAAGACACTCAGCAAAATGATTCTACAAATGTTGATGAAAAACAATTGAGGTTATTAAATGGATAAAGATCTAAAACTTAGAAAAGATGCCGCACAGTTTGAAAACATTTACAGCCGCGAGGTTGTATTGCGCGCGCCTTCTGTTAAAGAAGAAAGCAGATCAATACGCGGTGTTGTTGCTACTGAATTACCTGTTGTTGTTATGGATTGGGCACGATGGGAGCCTATACGAGAGGCTTTAATTGTTGATGGCGGTAATATACCCGATAAAGTGCCGCTGCTTGATACTCACAGCCGTTTTGAAGTAAGCAACATTAAAGGCAGTGTTACGAATTTTGATTTTGAGGCAGATGAAAAACTTGGAATGATATTAACCGGCGATAATGTTTTTTCTAAAACTGCTGAATCAGAATTTACACTTGCTAAAGAAGGACACCTTGACAGCACCTCAATCGGTTATCGTGTTTATGAAAGTGAATCTGTAACACTTGCACCCGGTATGTCTGTGGAAATAGACGGCAGAAAATTTACAAACGATTATGCAGATAAACTTCCATTGGTTATCCGTAAAAAATGGGACCTGCTGGAAAATAGTTTAGTGCCAATCGGTGCAGACAAAGCCGCTAAATTCCGCTCGATGTTTACCTCTGATGTCAAATCAGCCCCGATAGAATCAGATGAGAAATCTAATATCATCAATGAGATACGCAATGCAGTTAACGAAACAAGCAAACAATTAAAAATAATTATTAATAAAGAAGGACAGAGTAAAATGGACGAAAACACAAATCTAGTTGAGAAGCAGCGTGTTGATTCAATCAACAAACTTGCTCAGGATTTTAAGGATGAGGTCAAAGGGTTTGATCTTCAATCACGCGCAAAGCTTTTTGTTGATGGCGGAAAAACCGCTAATGATTTTTCAGATTTAATTATGAAAAATCTTGAATCACAGGCTGCAGTTGCAAAACCAACACTCGATTTACCTAAATCAGTTGTTGAAAAATATTCTATTCAAAGAGCAGTTGCTCATTTGTTGGATCCTAAAAAAGGCAACTGTTTAGAGATGGAAATTTCCAGAGCTTATCAGGCTGCTTCCGGTGTTGAATCCACCGGCTTTGTTATTCCTCACAACCTGATGAATGAAAAAGCACAATATCTAAAAAGAGATGTTAATTCAACCGCAACATCAGGCGGCGATTTTATCGGTACAGATCACTTATCTGGCGAATGGATTGACACATTAAAGAACGAAACAATTGCTGCTCAGCTTGGCGTTAGATTTCTTCCCGGAAGAAAAGGCAACATTAGCATACCAAAATTAACAACCGGCAACACATTTGGATGGGCTGCTACAGAAAACGCAGTTGTATTAGAATCAACACCTGTTACAACTAAAGTTGAGATGTCTCCTAAAAGGGGCGGCTTCTTTGTTGATCTTTCTAAACAGGCAATCTTACAAAGTGATCCTGCTCTTGATTCTGTTTTAACAGAAGATGGCAGAATGATTATGGCTATCGGTTTAGACCAGGGATTCTTCCACGGTGATGGCTCCGGTGGTGCTTTTACAGGTATCGCAAATACATCAAATGTTCAAACTGAAAGTGCTGCATCATTTGCTTGGCAAACCGCACTTAACTATGCTAAAAAAGTTAAGTTGCAAAATGCAGGCATTGGTGAGCTTAAATTTGCTTTCAATGCAAGTGTTGAAGCTGAATTAATGGGTCGCGCTAAAGAAGCAGGCTATCCTGTTTACATTATCGGCGAAGATAACAAATTAGCAGGCAGACCATACCTTGTAAGCAACCAGATTTCTGATGATTATGTATTCTTTGGTGCTTGGAATCAGGCTTATATGGCATTGTGGGATGGTATTGATGTTACAGTTGATCCTTACACACTTGCTACTTACAATCTTGTAAGAATAGTATTTAACCAGTTGGCAGATTGCGCTGTTAGATACCCACAGGCATTTGTTGTTTCAGCAGGCAATTTCTCTTAATAGTTAGTTGTTCTGATCATAGCATAACTCCGTTACCGCCGTGTTTCTCTCACCGCACGGCGGTGATATTATAAAAACTAAAAGAGAAATAAAATGCCCTTAATAGAAATAACAAAAGACAATGAAAAACAGTACGGCGGCAAATGCGTTGTGCTGCAATCTCACATCCATAATAAACAAGAAGTTAACAAAGGCGATGTAGTTGAAAAGTATGGTATGGAATACTTTGAGGCTAAAAAATGCAGGCTGGTTAGAGATTATAATCCGGCTCTTGATGAAGATGAAAAACGAGAAACGAAAAACGAGAAACAAGAAATAAGTGTTGTTATAAATGATTCCGAATCGTCTGACGTTTCACGTCTTTCGTCTATCGATGATAAGAAGCTTAGACCAAAGAAAAGAACTAAAAAAACAAAAGAATAATGGATTTAGATTTATCAAACGAAGTAGATGAAATTACCGGCTCGGAGGTTGGTGATGATGCTGTTATAACCACCGCATCACCTTCTGAAACAAAAGCTATTCGTGTGATATTTCATAAAGAATATTCAGTAGAAGATAATTTTGAATCGATGGAAGAAGCTTATCAATTATGGGTGGAATGTAAAGCTAGCGATGTAACAAACGCTGCACAGAACGATACAATAACAATAAATGAGGTGGAGTATAATATCGAATCTGTTGAACTATCGCAAAGTAACTGGACAGTGCTGAGATTAACAGAATGACCAGACGCGAAAAAATATTAAGCTCTGTTATTGACTATCTGCAGGATATTACAATAGTAAACGGATACCTGACAAACATTGGTAATTATGTTAGCCATTGGGATACACAAATTAAACCGCATAATGATACTTACGATGTAAATGTAAAAGATGAGGCTAATACACACGTCCTTGGACATACGGAAAGCTTAACCGTAAAAATAAATATGAGCTACACCGGTGCAAATGCTTACACAACTATTAACAAAATGATTTTAGATGTGCATAAATGTTTATCTAATAATCAGCAGGCACTTGGCACCGCTGTTAATGAAAATGGATTAAGAATTTTAGTTAATCAGGAACCCTTAGAACTTACTCGCGATAAAGATAAAGAAAAAGCTTTTGCAACTGCAGAGTTTACAATCCAGCATCGCTTTGGCAATAGATGGGAACCCGATTTAACCAATTACACGTAAAACGATAAACGTAAGACGAAAAAACGTTTCTCATCTTTCGTCTCTCGTTTCTCAATTAAAAAAGAAAATTATTAAAAAGAAGGAATAATGAAATGCTAACAGGCAATATTTCAGGTAAAAACGGAACCGTTAAAACCGGTAACGCTACTTTAGGCAGTGCCACAGAATATCAGGTTACAGATTGGAGCCTTGATATTTCCGGCGGTACCATAGATAATACGGATTCAGGCTCAGGTGATTGGCGTACAAAAGTACCAGGCAAACGTAAATCTGCTTCCGGCTCTTTTTCTGCTATTATGTCCTATGGCGAAACTGATCTTGCAATTAACACATCTTTAGAAGCTCACTTTCTTGCAGATGATACTTCCACAGATGAGGTTTATTACAGCGGTGCAATTTGCATTACTTCTATGGGCGTTAGTGTACCAATTGAAGGTGAAGATGTTGTAAAAAAATCTTTCAGCTTTGAATTTCTTGGTGCAGTTACAAAAACAGATGCGAGTGCAAGTTAATGGATCGTAAAACAGCAATCTATCCTTTACTGGATGGCAAAGATTATACTTTTTCCGAACGCAACCGTGAGGATATAAACTATACCCAGTTGCAAAATAAATATCGTGCATCGCGCATTAAGGCTATTAAAGAAACACACAGCAGTAAAGATGAACAGGAATTTGCACAGTATTTAATTATACAGGAATGGGGCAGAGTTTATTACGATCAGGAAGTATGGAAATTTATTCTTGATGACCCGGAAGAACGTAAGCGCCTTGTATATGCAAGCTTTAAGATTGCTAATGCTGATGTAACGTTTGATGACTTTAAAAAACTGGTGGATGAAAAAACCGTTGATGCGCTTATTAAAGCGGTGGCGGAATTAGAGCAGGAAGATCCCGCTCTTGATGATGAGGTTGTTAAAGAGCTAAAGATTAAAAGAGAAATGTTTATTAAATGGAAAGATACACACCCGGAAGTTTATTGGGCTGTTAAAAAATCAATTAAAAAAAAAGTGGAACAGCAATAAGCACTGAGGTTGTAGAAGCATTAATAATATCAACATTTAATCTTAAACCGTGGGAACTCGGTAAGCTCACCAACAAACAATTTGGTACTCTGTTAGAACAGGCTATTAACATATCATCATTTAGGGCAGGCGGCAAATTAGAACTGCTTACAATTAAAGATAAAGTTTTAGAAACTAAAAAAGAATATGAACGCATAAGTGGCAAAAAAAGTTTACATAACTGAGTTTGATGCTAACGGCAAACCCTATTACCGCACTCTTTCTGAAATGGAAGATAAAACATTAAAATCAACCAAAAAGATTGATGAA